TAGCCGTCCTCTTTAAAAAAACGGCCTCTGAGCGGTTGCCCTTGCTTATATTGCACCTACGACAGCATGCAACAAGGTTATTAAGATCAGTTGGATTACCACCCTTGCTTATAGGTATGACATGGTCTGCTTGATCTGCATCTTGTCCACAGTATGTACATGTATATCCATCTCTTTCAAGCGCTTTGATACGTTGTGCTTTGTACTGTCTTGTAAGTCTAGGATCATTAGCTTTAACCATTAGTAATATCCTTTAATCTTATAGAAGGTATAAGCATTACATGTAGTGCCATACCTACTACGTATGTACTTAATACCTGCATCTATCTGTAGATAAGGATCAGTAGTAGTTAGGTTAAGTAGTTGAGGTATCCCATACGCACTGCTCTTACTATTCTTACTCTTAGGATTCCAATTAGATTCTTTAGTCCATAAGTTATTAATACAGCTGTACTCTTTGTGGTCGCTTAGTTTTATATGCGTATAAACCTTATATATTTCTATATCTTTATTTATAGTAGTAGAGGCGCTAGCAGGTGTATTGCCTTGCAATATACATAACTCTAGCAAAAGCGCTATGCCGAGCGATACAGCGCTACAGCGCCGCTCTGCATGGAAGCGTACTGGACGTGTCAAGGGCCTAAGCATGATTACCTACAAATCGGCGTGTCATAAGTCCTTAGTGCCAATCCAAGCTATGAATATATATAGAGCTACTAATGCCACTGAAGCTATAGATAAGTATCCGACGTCGCTCATGCTTCTACCTCTGGCATAAGTTGAACTCCTAAGATTCCACAGCTCTGGCACTCCAGGCATTTAAGACCGGGCGGTAGTAACTCTGTAAACTCGATTAATACCTTGCCTTGCCGCATCTTCTTGCAGCTTCTACAATCAAAAGTTAGAAGATCCATAAACACTTCTCCTAAGATCTTTGATAGGGAATAGATCCTTCTGACTAATCCAGTGCGATCCGTCTTCTTTAATGTATTTAGTCTTACGCGCCATAATCACTGGTATCCAGCCTGCTATGTAGTAAACAGGGGACTTACCGACTACCAATACAGCTACATCATTAAGGCGATCAGTACGGCCTACGATAAGTGAACCATCGGTGTATTTAGTCCACTTCACTTCAATAGTGGCCGCTACATCTGCCTGATTCTTATAGGTGTTATTAGTAGGCTCAAAGTTTTTAATGCCAAAGTATTCAGCTACAGCGATTTCAGAGCCTACCGATTCAGACATTTCAGCTACGTACTCATGGAAGTTTAAGTTCTTCACAAAGCGGTTAGGGTGGTCTGCAACCGCGTTAATGCTTGCAACCCGATCTAGACCGACCCTATGAGCTTGTATTTCCTGCGAATAATCCAGTATTACCTTGATTATTTGATGCACTCAGCACACCACCAATCCCAGCCGCCGTCTGGCCAATCGTAAGTACGACCGCCAATATCCATGCGATCTTTGAAACACTTATCGCACTTTCGGGCTGGGGTAGTGGTCATTGAGCCGTCATCATTAATCCGGGTGATTAGCCCATCTCTAACGATTTCGGCGTAACTCATGCGCTGTCTTCCATTTCATATGAAAAGCCACAATTACGCACACAATCATCATGAAAGTCATGGTCGAACTTATGGCTTTTACTAAAGTGGCAGAGTATTTTGCCAATCCAGTTAGGCATGAAAAATGCACCTTCAAGTGATAGATCTAAACCTAATTTTGAACTGTGTAAGGTTTTATACATTAGAGGTGATCCGCCATATCTGCCTTAGGTGTATACCAGCCGCCCATAGCAGTTTGCTTCTGCCAGATAGGAGAACACTGGTTAGCCTTTACGCGCTCTGTACACATATAACCGCGCCACTCTTTACCAGTGGACTTGGCTGAACCGCTTTTAAGGATCATATGACCGTGTGAACATATTGGGGCTTCTTCTAACTCAGTAGCACCTAATTGATCTTTGATAAGAGCTAGGGAAGTACCCAGTGTGTCAGCACCCTTTACCTCTGACACTGTAAAGCTGACAGTTTCCATCTCAGCTCTATTAGCCCGGGGCGCTTTTGATCCATCTTTCATAGTTGAAAACTTAGGATCACCAGTGTTAGTTATGCACCTTGCATAGGCCGACGTTTCTGCCTTCTCGATTGCATAAGCTGTTTTCAAAGATTCACCAGCTAGTCCAGTAACCCAAGGAGTAGCGTCCGCCCAAGTCCGGTAGAGCTTTACAAGGACAAATACAAAGCCTTCTTTAACTTCAGCACTTGATTCCATCCGAAAGTCTGGATTAGCAGCTGCAAAGAGTTCGATACGTTCTTCAGCTGTCATGTAGTTATCTAGGAAATTACTCACCGAAAGTCCTTTGTGCGTAATTAAGTTGGTCGCTAAGGGGCCAAATAGAGCCATCATGCCATCGAGAGTTTTCAGCTCTGCATGTTTCACAATAGGCTCGTTGAACACCTTTTGACTTGGCGATTGTGCTAATAACAACAACGACGGCCTGCCGTCTTGCCTTTTCATGCAGCGAGCCGTCTTTGAGTTTTCCCCAGCGGCCTTTGCAGTAATCGCAGTAACGGCCAACATCTGCTTTAACAATAGTTCCCATTAGCGGTTGGCCTTTTCTTGAGCCTTACGCCATCTAAGGGAAGCGGCCGTGCCATCTTCGCGGCCTTCTCTATAGCCCAAATAATAAGAAGCTATAAAGGTTATTAATATGAGTGCTAACACTTGCTCTATTGCCATGATAAGTAGCCCTTTCCATGTATCCTCATGGACAAGGGTTAAAACAATTCAATAGCGGTAGTTATGAGCGTGTAATCGCCGATAATTACTTTACATAATGTAGATTCAGAGCGATTATTCGGGGAAAGTACCCCAAAACCGCCGATAATCTACAATATATTGCTATTTAATTTGTCAAAACCCTTGCCTGAGTGATAGAGCGATCCCTACGATTGCTCATTAGCAATATGGTAAGTGCCAGCACTGACAATGTAAAGCACGCCACACCGGGCACGCCTTTATAGGGATATATATGAACAGTTCGGGTCGGATACGTGCTACCTCTGAAGTTAATTTCAAGTCCAAAATGGTCGCCTTTGTTTTTGGCGAGCATGAGCAGGTAGTCAACCCGGGCGATTTACTCCTTGTAATGAGCCAGCATGAGCCCGGGGATACTTTAGGGGCTAACGTGAAGAAGTTTGAGATCACCGTAAATGGGGATCAGATCAGCTCTTTACTAGCCCAAGTTACCCGGGCGCATGATCTGTATATGCTTAATAAGGATTGGCTTAAAAGTCCAACTTCTATAGCGGCCGCTCAATTAAGTAGTGCTGAGTTAATAAAGCGTGATTTCGTAGCTTCTGCAATAACTAACAGACCTAGAGTGCCAGCGCCTAGCCTTGCAATAGGGGATAGGTCAGAGCGTAAACCTTGGGCTGAGATTAAGGCCGAGCGAGCCGCCTATTTTGCTAGTAAAAAAGGTTAATCCTTGTGGAGCATCATCTCGTACAAAATCTCCACCTTTTCTTCTAGCCTTGTAACGGTGTCTTTAATCGAGCCGCCACCATTTTCTTTCAGCTCTACTAGGTAATGCTTTACAAGCCATCGGATCGAGCTGACATAGGCCACGGTAATCGTACAAAATGCTACGAATAAGCCAGCCCAATCCGAAGCGTTCATTTACTTAGTGTTGCCAAACTCTTTAGCCGAAGTATCAAACCATTTAAGAGCAGGTCCGATTAATCCAGATAACAGGGCATAGGCCAGCACTTTAGGATCTGTAGTGCCTGCCATATACAAGGCCCCGGCGGATGCAACCGAAGCTCTTAGCCATGATAAAAACATTTGTTTATTTTTCATGTTTTAGTCCTAACTTGGTAATTAACGCAGAGGCTTTCTCCGGCGTTAAATCTATTTCAAAGTGCATTTCATCTTTACGGTGTAGGTAATCACCACCCCAGCGCAGGCCATACTTTTTAGATAGCGCCTGTATTAATACTGTTTGCATAGGGGTAAAAGTGCCAGAGTGTCCGAGTGGATGTTTAGGCGCGTTTAGATCTATAGCTGTACCGGATGAGTGGTTACTTAACTTTGTAGTTTCTCCGCGTACTGGCCTAAAGGCATAGCCCCAATCATCTAGAGCGCCTTCATCGATAGGCTCTACGTGTGCGTGAAACTCTGCCGCAAAAGTAATAAGTAGTGGCGCACAAGCCTCAGCGCACCGTAATTTAATCTTAGTACCCGGCACGGTATAGCTCTTAATATCTATCTCGGCTGGATCTTTACTAGCTGTCCAGCCGTTAGCAGAAGTAAGCACTATTTTTTATTATCCTCTAAATACTTTAAATAAGCCGCGTAGTCTGAGTTGGCTGGGTCTGCTGGAAACGAAACTCTAACTCCATCTTCCTCATACCAAACAACTTGCCCAAAATTAGTTTCTTCTACTGTGTATTGTCTAGTCATTTTATAACTCCGCACTAAATGAGATACGAGCACTGGCATTGTTTGAATAGCAATTTCCTGCTTGTCCTGCTGTTCCTGAGATTTCTGAATTGTTATAGATTGAAGCCTGATTTTCACTTACTGCACCAATCGTAAATGAATTGAAATCATCATTTGCGCCGTTTCGGTAAAAAGTAAAGTAATTAGTTCCAGTCACAACAACCAGCGATGGAACAGTTCTCATAGTCACAGCGAACTTGACCTGTGCTCCCATTGAAGTTGCGGTTTCGTTGTATCCAACACCAATCGCCCCAGCATTTCCGCTGAGGTGATTATAGAAATAACGCTGACAAGCCGCTAACTCACCTTGGATAGTCCCAGTTGCAGTTTGAAAGGCTGTGGCTGTTGTACCCTGTTCTAATTGAACACCCCAAATACCAGCAGTGAAGTTTTGAATACCAATAGAAGATGCTCTAGTTGCATTTGTTGCACCAGAAGATGTCCATAAGTTCAGTTCTAAATAACTTGTATTTGCAGTTGTTCCAATTGTCTTTCCTGATATTGAAGGTATTGAAACGCTTACGCTGTAACGAGCCCAGGCAGTTGAAAGAGTAACTGCTCCTGCTGGTGTATTTACTTGTGCAGATGGAGAACCACCTGAACCAAAGTTTTGAGATAATTCAACACTTATTTTTGGAGTTCCGGTATTTGCTTTAGCCCAAAAAGAAACAACAATTGTTGTTCCTGCGTTAGTTCTTACATCTTCAACTCTTTGAGTAAAGTAAGCATAATCACCTGCTGCTGATTGAGTAGCTGTTATTCCTTGTAAAAAATTGGTGCTTTCATATCCAGCCACAGGTGCAGCACCTGCTGTAAATGTTTGTGGAGTTACAGTAAAAGAACCACCTGAGTTTGTTTGTAACCACCTATCAAAATTGTAAGTTCCCGTTGTTGTATTGCTAGTAAATGCTCTTTGATTATATCTAAAATCAGAATTTAAAATTGCATTTTTACCAGCTGTAAAACCGTATGAAGTTGGTACTGTTGTAGAACTTTGAACAACATCAAAAAATATAGATGCACTTGTAGAAGTGAAATAAAGTGATCCGCCTTCCCATTGTGATAAGTCCAAAGATCCGGCTGTGGTAACTGTTGCAGTACCGGCAGTAACGGTACAAACACCAGCGCCTATATTCTGTATTTGAACAGAATCTCCAGCCGCAAATAGAGCTGTATTAACCGTGATGGTTGTAGCTGAGGCGCTGTTCATTTGAATTACGGTGCCAGCATCGGCCGCTACTAATACATAAGAAGTAGTCTTAGTAACAGGTGATCCACCGCCCATCGCGGTCTGTTGTAGTGAAGTCATCTGAGCGGCTGTTAATACCTGCCCAGTAGTGAACGTCTGTTTAGCCATTTTCTTCTCCTTAGTAACTTAGTACGTTATTGTCTAAAGTGCCGTAGCCGTATGTATTATCTAAAATCAGAGAATCCAAAATCGGCTCTAACGTAGTGAATAAAGTTTTGAAGCTATTCGGTGTTATTACATTTTGAACGCCGAAAATCTGTAATGTCTTAGTAAGCGTAGATCCGCCCGGTTGCGTAGTAGTTACCGTTATTGGATCAAAAAACTCTAAATCTAAAGCGGCAATAATGCCGGCATCATAATCAGGAGTATATAAATCTAAAGTAATAGCATCACACCTGACAGAAGTTTCAGCTCTGCTAGCCACGTACGCCCTTGCATAATCTAGGGCTACCGCCTCAGTTTGCATTAAAAGATTATCTAAGTAGTAGCTGTGTAAGAAGTATTTATCTATGCTCGCTTGATTAGTTGCCACCTGAGCGCTTAGGCCAGTAGGTATTATTGTCGCTTTATTAAAGATTAAAACATCGTTAGTAATCCATGAAGCATCCATATAGCGTATGCCGACACCAGTATTGGTAAAAACTACTGGACTACCGCCGATTGATCCTGCCGTTACGCTACGGTCTTGGAATACAAAAGATCCGGCGGCATTTACATATAAAGAACCGTACTCACTATCACTGACAGTTTGCATAGCTGCTAGGGAAGTGCGAGCTGTACCGGGATCTGCCTGCATAGTGGTTAAACCGGCATCTACATCGCGCATAGTAGAAGGCCAGCTAATTTGATCTAGTATTTGATTAATTCGCGTACCTGATAGATCCCCAGCCGTAGCACCTGCCACCGTACTGATCTGCGCTTTATTGGCTAGGTTGAAAGCATCTACAGCTTGAATAGTTGTATATGCAACATCATTTTGAGTTAATGGGTAAGTAGTTACATAACTTGTTATGAAGCCTGAAAATATAGGGTAAGTAACGCCGTTGTAGGTAGCTGTTATCTGTACCTTCTTCATCGGTGTAAGCAGTGTGTAATAAGGGCCAGAAGTATTCTGTGGATTAAAGTCGCCGTTTTGATCTACTATGCGAAGGCTCATCGTGCCAGTTTGAAATTGGTCAGCTAAAGCGTTGCGGCCTCGACTAGTTGAAATGGTGTTAATTTGATCTGATACGTCCACAATTACAGCTGCAGCATCTGACAATATGTTAGTACCCAATATGCCTTGATCTAAAACCATAGCCTGCGCAAAACTAGGGCCAGTTGAAAAGTTAATAATTGCATTTACGGTAGGCACGGCCATTACAAACCACCTGCCGGATTAAGGTTACGGCCTTCATACTTAGCGCGTAAAATGCCTTCTTGTACTAACTCAGTGATGCGAGTAGTTTCGATCATGCCACCAGGGTTAATATTTATGGTTGTATCGCCACCTGTAGCGCCCGGCACGGCCATACTTGTACCGCCTGGGTAAGTGTTGTAATAATTATTGATAGTTGAGCCGAAGCTTCTTTGTAATGCTTGGCCTGGCCCTTGATCTCCACCAGCACCCAGGGCATTTAATATGCCACCAAAGGCCTGTTGAACACTTGTAGCTGAACCAGCTAGTGCATCTAAAGCCTGTTTAGCATTTAACTCTGCTAAATACTTTTTAGCCATAGCCTCATTGTTATCTAAAATTGCTATTTTGGAATTAATACGTAATTTAGTTTCCGCATCTGTAGCTGCATTTAATGCGGCATATAATTCAATTCGTTCTAAATCAAACTTATCTTTTAATTGATCTACAGCTGTTTTAGCTTTTAAAGTTGTCAACGCAGTGGCATTATATTTATTAAGATCTACTTGGATCTTGCCAGCCTTCACACGTTCGGCTAATCGTTTTCTACCAATAGTGGAGTTTTCAGAATCGCTAATAGGGGATTGGTAATTCTTTGTAAGAGCTGAAGCAGCCCCGGTAGCACCAATAAAACCCATAGCCCCTATTACAGCCTTAGGGTTTTTACTTAATACTGCAAGGCCAAGTATTGCTACTTTGAAAGAAGGGTTACTTACTAAGCCATCAATTTTAGATATTAATTTAGCCATTTGAGTAATGGCCCAAGCGATATTATTACCCAAGTTTTCAAAGTCATTGGCTAAGTTTTCTACTGACTTATCGCCGCCTAGAATCTCTAAAGCCCCTACTAATCCGCCACCAATAGCCTTAGTGGCTAACTTAGTACCCAGAGTAAGCTCGTCCATCTTTCCAGCAAAAGTATCTAATCTAGCTTTAGCCTGACCCTTAAATCTATCTTCTAAGGCCAGCATGATCTTGTTCATATCACCGCTTGCCAATATGTTTGCATCAATACCGGTGTTTAATGTTTTGATACCTTTAGTTTGTCCACGTAATCCAGAAGTAAGTGCAGAGATAACCTCATCTAAACTTGCCCCAGTACCGGCGCTTATATTAAGAGCATCACCTAATAACCTTTGAGAAGTTTCAACAGATCCAGTAGCGTTCAATAAAGTTTTAAATGGGCCTCTAAGATCAACAAGTATTGCGTAAGTTTTCTCTAGTCGCTTAATGTAACTTTCAACTTCATCTACCTGAAAGGCATTACCTGTATTGATTAACTGAAGCTCTAAGGATTTTGCAGCTGCTTGATCTGCCGCAAAGGCCCGAACGGCGGTCTTACTAAAAGATAGAATTGCAGCTGCGCTAAAGACACCTACTAAGGACTTGCCTAGATTTGTTACCGTTTTGTCAAAAGCAGATATATCTTTCTTGCCCTTATTAAGAGCTTTACCGTTCCAAGTGGCTAACGCCGATACAATTAAATTGGCCACTATGCGGCCGTCCGGTATATCTGAGTTTTGTTATTAAAGTTATCTACGGTCGAATCAACAGCTTTAACAATAGCCGCGTAAACCTTATCGCTATCTTGCGCCCAAGCCTTATAGATTAATCGGCCCTTAGTCTTTCGTCCGCCGCTAACAATATCTTTGATCTTAGGCTGAGCAGTAACGGTAGGTAATGCAGTAACAAACTGATACCCGGCAAAAGGATTAGGGGAGTTGTAGCTCTTACTACCACGTCGCTTGCCCTTAGTAGGTCTGTTAAAGGCTTCTATACCGCCAAGTTCTCCAGCTGCAACGCGCATAAATGGCGCTCTGCCCTGAGGATTTAAACGGCCTGCGGTTTCATAGATTGATCCGCCAGCGCTTATGTTGTACACGTAATCGCTTACTCTAAAACCGTTCTTAAATGTTTTGTTTTCACCTTGCTTAAAACCGATACCACCTTTAGCCATAGCTGAATCAAAGTGTGGAAAGGGTCTGTAATCTGCATTAGGTTTAGCAGTTTTAGTCCAGCCTGATAAGACTTCGTTATTAGAAGGTACAAAGCCTCTAGCTTTGTTTCTAATACCTATCATGGCTGGCTTTATGGCTGCACTAATTCTTGCTTGCATATCTTCATCAATATAGTTCAAACCTTGCATGAGTTCTTTAACGCCGATTGCGTGAAGCGCTTCTGGCATTTTTGATCTCCTTTGCTCTGTCTTGTAAGACTTGCACTACTGCTTGCAACATCTCTGAATCCATATTGATAAACTCTTTAGGCGCGATACCTGTTTCTACCGATAGTTGGGCTATCGAATAGATAAAACTGCCGCGCCCTATTAGTTTTTTGCGTCGTCGAGTACCTCTACGGTTTCTAATGAATCGATGAAGTCCAAGCCGAAAACAGGTACTACTACATTGGCCCTACGCAAACACTCCCAGGCTAACCAATAGATTTCGGTCTGCCTTTCGTGATCGCGTAGAACCTTAGAGATGCCTGCTCCATGCTTAATTTCAAAAGCGTATTCGACACCCGGCGTAATCTTGTGTTCAGTTACTTCGCCGTTAGCCCTTGTTATCTTTAGCTTTGCCATTAGATCTCCTTATGCAATAGCAACAGTAATTATGCTGTTGCAAGTAAATGTAATTGATTGATTTGAAATATCACCAACAGCGCCATTAACGTTTTGAACGTTATTGACTAATACTGTTGTGGTATAACTTGGATTTGTTGCTGATACAGCGCCGCTTGATTGTTTAATTACAACAGGCACGGTAGTACCGTAGGCAGCTTTTAATACTGCATTTACGCTATTAGTTGGCGTAACGGCAGTGTCATTTAAGAAGTCTAAAGTAATTGTTGATGCTTCTAGACCTTTTGCAAACTTGTGTGCAGAATCGCCCATAGCTGTTACTTCTAGTTCATCAAATTGTTGGTTTACGGTTACTGAAGTAACGTGATCACTTAAATCAACGCTATTAAATACAACCGAAACTCCATTATTTAAATATACGGCCATTTATTACTCCTTTTCTAGATCAGGTACTGCGGTTGGTTTACTTGTTTTAGGTGGTGCATCTATCTGGCCTATCTTTATTAAGAAGGCTATTTCTTCTGGTGTCATGTTTAACTCCAAGTCGTAAGGATTGATACGGTCATTTCAGCTGTTAGTAGATCCCCACTAGCTGCATTTATTATCGATGGTGCAGAAGTGCTAGTAACGTTAAGTGAAAGGCTAGAAGAAGCTATTTTGTTAAAAACAGCTACGATAAAATCTTCTATGCCTGCAAGGTTGCCTTGATTATCAAAGGCTGGAGTAGCGATAAGAATCTTAAAATTGGCTAAAGGTGAAATTGTTGCGTAATCATTATTGCTTGGCGTGATATATGGGTCAGATGGAATAACTGACACACTGTTTGCTAATAATGTAGGTGCTGGGTAAGCAAAGGTTGACCAGACACCAGGATTCGCTAGATCAGTAGCTAGTGTTGATCTAAGAGTGGTAATTGCGGCAGCTGTCATATCAGCCTATAAGCGCTAGGGGATTGGCGTAGGGTTGAATAAGGCCGCGTACTCTGTTAATTAATTGATAACCCATACGATATGGCGATGGGGAAAATCCATCCATGCCATTACCGCCGGTCTGTGAAACCTGCCGGGCTTGCCACACATCTACTGCAACGATCATCGCTGCTTGACGGATAGCAGGAGTGGTTGCGTAGCTTGTCGTTTTGGTGTCAGGCCCGGTCGCCGTACCGTATGGCAGAACGCGGGTGAAAGGAAGATCCGCGTTTACCTTAGAAAATTGAATAAAACTGTATCCACTTGGATAAGCCTGGTAAGCCCAATTCCACCATGACATAGGTACTAAAGTCGTATTGCCACTAGTCATTGGATAAGTGCCAGTAATTGTTACCGTACCATTAAAAGTTGCGCCAGCGCCTGCGATTGTTACTGTCTGACCTGTTGTATAAATATCAGGATTAGCAAGCATTACCGTTGCAACGTTTGCTTGCAACATTGTGCCTACTACAGGTGTGCGATTAAACCAAAGATATTGATTAATCGTATCTTCAGCTGTTGAGCAGACGCTTTCCACGTCAGAATCAGAGTACAAAGTGCCGATGCCGAGATTACTTCTTAGTTCGGCAACGGTTACATAAGTAGCGGCCATCTTTGTACTCCAATTCTTAATAGATCTCTAGGACTAAGGGCTACCAAGCCCTAGAGATTTTTATTATCAGGTTAAGTTGTAGCGTTGCAATCCACCAGAAATAAGTGTCTTGGTTGCGAAGTATCCGTATAGGAGAACGGAGATTTCACCAGTTGCTACCACGTTAACTGAAAGAGTTAGCTTTGGTGATTCGTAGATACAGATTGCAGATGGTGTAACGATGAAAGCAGAATCATCGATATTAGTTGCCACCATGTAAGGATCTACATATAGGTCTAAGCCCATCATTGAACCGCGTAGTGAAGTTGGTGCAGATTGACCAGAAGCGTTCATTGGCTGAGAAGCTGTAAAGATTGGTCGGCCAGTTGTATCAATAGCGCCGATCAAAGAAGACCATACAGAAGTACCAGCAATAAATGCGTTGCCTAGTTGACCGCTTGCTGCAAATACAGCTGGGGCAGCTTGTGCTACGTATGCTTGGTATCCTGCAATAGTTGCAGCTTGTGCAGTTGATTGTGTACCGCCTGAAACAATTTCAGCGATTACAGCTGAATCAGAAGCTTTAGCATAAGCTCTTAAACAGTTCTCATACATGGCCGCATAAAAGCTCGGATCTGACCGGTCGAGTAACTCGGTACTCATGATTTGTGTACCGGCTAGTTTAACCACAGTTGCATTTACATAAGAACTGACAATTTGAGTAGCAGCTGTAGATGCACCTTCTGCAACAGTTGAGATCGTTGCATTAGTTGTAATTTTTGGATGAGCAATAGTCATACCAGAAGGACTAAGCGCACGTGCGCCGCCTAGTGCATCAATAGTAGGACGCACCATTAATGAAGTATCAATTACAGAAGGGCTGTACTGCACAGGGCTGAACGCCGGATTTGTATTAAATGAATTATTAGCTGCTTCAATTTTTAGTGCAGTTGCATCAGCGGCTTTAATATAAATAGCTGAATCATGGTTACCCATTGTTGCTTTTACAGTGTGTTCTAAGTATTGAGCTTGTGTTTTAATTGGTGATCGTGGCTCTGTATAGAAGGATGCACTAACTGTTGGTCGTGCAGCTTCTACTGGAGTGTCCACGACCGGAGTTGCAGTTGGCTCTGGAGTTGTATCCAAGATAGCCTCACTTTCGGTAGTTGGTTGGGTTGGTACTGCTTCTGCTTCACTTTCGCTAGCAGCGACCTTAGTTACAACAGCATCCGCATAAGCAGGGCTTTCGACTAAGGAAACTTCTTTCATGACCGCACTTGATACGACTAATACGCCGTCTGCGTTTTCTGTTGCTTTTAATACATCAACACCGATAGACAAAGAACTAATTAGATCCTCTGCGGCCAGTGTTAAATAATCTGTGCCTTTAGTACTAGCACTAATCTTAAAAGTGCCGTAAATGGCATCCTGAGTAACTTGAAAGTTTTGTGCGCGACCGATTGGATCAGTGGCATTGTGTTGCGCTAATAACTTAATGCGCTTTGCATCTGGGATCTGTACTGATCCGCTTTCAAATATAACTGGGCCAGCTGAAGTATTACCAATTTTATTAAATGGTAAAACTACTCCGGCAATTATTCTTCTACCAACATCACTACTTTCAATAGTGCTTGATAGAGTTAAAAAGAAGTTTTCTTTCATGATTCCATCCCATCTGCTTCGTTGATTGTTGCCCCTGTGTTGCCATCCGGGGTTAGGTCTTCCATTTCTTTAGCTTGATTTATATCAATTAAGCCAAGTGTTAATAATTTCTCAGTTACAGCTAATCGAGCTAGGGGATCAGCACGTAGGAAAGTGTCATCTACTGCGAACTTAACGATGTTGCCGTTTGCGGTCATATCGTTCATCGATAGGCGAGTTTCAATAGCAGTTATGTAAGGTTGCAGTGTGTAAGCCATAAACTCTTTTCGAGAATCCAATATGTTCTGGTAAGTCATCGACGTATCCATTGATGCGGACAACATCCAGGCAGGCACACCAAATAAACGGCATATCTGAGTAGTTAAGAATTGTGCTGCTTCGTTATACATCATATCTTTAGGGCTAAATGAAGTAGTTTCATAACTTAAAGTAGAAGTTAAATATGCTGTACTACGTGATTGTCTAGCTGCTTTCCAAGATGCTAATAATCCAGAGATCTGCGCTTCTGGTAGATCTGCACCAGTATTTTTTAAGTAACCTGTAGGCATTGGAGTAGAAGCACTTATTGATGCAGCTTTTTCTAAATCTAAAGCGGCTTGGATAGTGCGTGCGCCAGCTTGTAAAATACCAGTAGCGTTAATTCCCTGGAAAGTAATTAAACTACCATTACCTGACATTGGCACTTCACTACCATCAACAAAGTAATTATCGATAGATGTACCTAATTTATTTGTAGTAAATGTTACGCGACTATTAGCGATCCACTCATAACGTGAGCCTCGTCCGTCATCAGCATACTGCTCGGTTTGACGCCAGTAGGCCACGTTATTGAAAATTAATGAGTCAATTGTATAAGCCATAGTTACTGCACGTGGTTGGCGTAAGTCAGGTTGATCTAACCAAAGTGGTTTGCCTAATTCTTCACCTGTAGATATTTTATATAATTCTAAATCGAGTGTAGCAATTACGCCGGTAATTAAATTACGGCAAGCATTAACAGCTGGTACTTGGATGGCAGATTCTCTAGCGATCGATCCAATACCCCAATTAGATCCACTGTTATACGCACCATAGCCATAACCAAAAGCGTTAGACATTACGGCAGGGGCTAATTGTGCTTCTACAGCTGTGGCTGGTCTAAGTCCTAAAGTTTGCAGTATTCCCATGAGTAAAGTTTTTCAAAAATGTCAAGCACATTTCCCGTTATCTGCTTACGTGTCGCTATATATCTTTGCGTCTTCCTGTGGCTGAACTAGGACGTGAATAACCATAGCTAGGCCGATGGCAATATCTACCGGGCCTGCGGATTTACGCCGGACGATTCTCCAAGATGAGTCATTAGTCTTAGCGGCGCAGTTCATCATATGTTGAATTAAGGCATCCTGCCCAGAGTGGATAAACCTGCCATTAACTAGCTGATCGTGCAGATCAGAGCAGGCTTGATAAAAACTCTGGCCGCTAATATCTCTTACAACTACACCGCTTCGCTCTAATCGACTAGCTACAGATGCGGTCGTATATTTATCAAAGCAAACCACTCTAGGGTAGTAAAGGTCGCACCATTTTTTAATAGCAGCTGCGATCTGTAATTCGTCCACTGCTACCGGGCTATGAAAGGTTTCAAGTACGCAAACACCAAATTTACCTTCTGGGGTTACTTGGCCCATAACTAAACTTGCATCCCGGCGGCTAGGGCTAATATCAAATCCCATTACAGTTAAAGGCCCAGGGGATAGGACTAGATCTTTATTACTTGTAGCTTCAACTGCGCCATGAGGCCAAGGGCTTTGTAAGCTGTCGATCCACTGGCATAAGGTTTCGGTGCGAAAGTTTTCTACCGTATTAACTGATAACGCTTCTTCGATGGCTTCCTCGGTAATCATTATGCCTAAAGATGGATTAGCCATAGCCCAACCTTTGCGATCATCTAAAGCTGCCCATTGTGGGGCTGAATACTCATAGAAGCCAAAACTTTCTGGTGGATTACTTAAAGCCTTTTCGCGTAAATCATTTAAGGTCAAACTAAAGGCGTCGCCTGCATTTGACGATAGATACGTTTGCGAATTGGGCCGGGCGCGTGTTACCGGCAAAGCAGCTGCGAAGGCTTCGGGGTTTATTTCGCGTATCTCATCGATCCATAAGAAGTCAGCTGTGCGACCACGCGATCCATCACGCGTTGCAGCTACAACATCTAAGCGATTACCGTTTCGCATCTCTATACACTCTGTACCGTTTGCGTATCGGATCTGCTTTACCTGCTTGCCTAAGTGGTCATTGTTTTCAAAGATATTGCAGATATCCCGGAAGTTAGTTAATGCCATTGATCTATTAGAGGACATTATGAGCTGATTCTTTTCACCAAATAGCACAAGGCCTGCGATTGACCGCATCCGCCCTATATGACTTTTACCTACCTGCCTTGCAGCTATAAGCAAGCTAGATCTGCGTATGAATTGGTGATTCTCATCGATACTTAATAAATCATCAAGTACATATCGTTGCCACTCCATTAATGGCATGCCGATTGATTCTGCAAGCTCTGCAACTTCAACGCCGCGATTAATTGTATTAAGTGGAGTGTTTTCTAATCGTGGTTTAACTGCCCCTCGTAAGGGTTGTTTAACTTTGGGTGTCATTAGTTTTGATTTTGTTTCGGTTGGCCCAAAGCAGGACCATTGTGGACCGTACTGACCGTACTCGGGGAGGCATCTTTTCG